AGCGTTGCTTGGGTTTTTGAATTTTTTTCAAGACAATCCAGATTTTGTTCCTCACTGGGTGATTCATGATGCGTGTATTTTTAGCGGTAAAGGTGATGTTCCTCAGGAATTGAAAATTACGGAAGATATTTATCTACCAATAGTCTGTACAGGAGTTTGAAATGAAACTAATAGAATATTTGCTTATGGAGTCCGAACAGTCTCCAAAAGACGGTCACAAAGAGCAAAAGACTTCGTCGAAGAAGGATCATCCACATGCATCTGCTAAGAAATTGGCCAACAGAAAGGTGTTAGAATCATCTTCCCAGGTTTCGCAACTCATTAAAGGTCGTCACTCTATAGATATGAAGGCTTTCAAAGGCGCTAGAGAAAAAGACCCAGCCTCAGTAGTTGGTGCCCTGGGTGTAAAAGGCGGTGCCGGATGGGATGGAATTTTGAATGTGGTTAATAGTTTGGCAGGCTCGAAAGGATTGGGTCAAGTAATCTCCGGTGCCCAATTAATTAATAACGGTGGAAATGTCGAGGACGAAGATGGAGATAAGCTTACAATGGGCTGTCTCGTCAGCGTGACTGGCATGTGGGCTCAGGGTCACAAGGATGCCAATGTTTCCAAGAAGCTAGTAGCTTGGTGGGTAAAACAAGTACTTCAAGGTGCTTTCCAATCGGGGCTGGTTGGTCCAGAACCTAAGATGAAGAAATATAATTCTGTCAGCTGGAAAAAATGGTCAAATTCTTGGAAAATTTACGAAGGCAATGGTGGAATGATAATTTTTTACGGAAGGGCAACTGCGTGGAACGGCCCCGAGGAGTAAATTTGATTTTTGTACAAACCCTTTTGAGAGTTTAGAATAATAAAACGAAAGGAGAAAAAATGTCAGATTTTGAAAACGTAGAATCCAATTGGAAAAGTTACTCGAGCCTTCTTGGTAGGTTCAAAGATGATGGTATCAATAATCTATTAGAGGTCCTGGGTCAACGCCTCTGTGTTGCCCCAGCCAACCCTAGAGAAGAACAATACGGCTGCTATCCAGGAGGACTCTTGGATTCAAGCTTAAAAATCGCAACAACGATGAAAAAGCTTAGAGGGTTTCATGGTTCAGGTGTCGCGGTTCAATCTATTTTAAAGGTTGGTCTTCTTCACGACATTGGCAGAATTGGAAGTCTTACAATTGAGTGGCTGACGGAGCAGGATTCAGATTGGCATCACGAACGTGGTTTCCATTTTAAGCAAAATTATGATCTCACTGGAAAGACTCACCCCCAACGTTCGCTTTTCTTTTTGCAACATTTTGGAGTGAAGTTAAGTGAACAAGAGTACGATGCAATTGTTTCGCTTGATGATCAAGTGTCCAGAAATAATTTGGCTTCGTTTTTGATCCATTCTAGAAACATGCTGATAAACAAGGACTAGATTGCGTGGTCAGTATAATTATGATTTACTGATGCATTTTGGAGATAGATGATGTTACTGACTGAACATGCACTAAGAGACTTAATTCGCAAAATTTTGTTAGAGTCTGAAGAGGATGATGATGTCCTAGGAGAGCCAGATCTTTCTGCCGAAAATGAAAGAGATGATCCAGAGTATGAGCCGCCCGACGAAGATACAATAGATGAAGTCATGACCGTTGGTGCAGCCGGGGCTCCAGCCGGAAATATCAGAGGCGTTCATGGCGCAATGGGAACATCAGTAAAAGGTTCGCACCTCAAAGACCGGCCTGTCACCAACGGTGGACCTTCGGATTACCTGTCTGGAAAAAAGAAGAAAAAGAAGAAAAAGTCATAAAGTTTTGTACAGTTTCGTTTAGGGAAGTAAAGTTATATCATTACCGCAGTAGTGGTAATAGATCACAAATCGTAAACATTTAGAAATTTGGAGAAAATAACATGGCTATTGATTTTGATGCAATTCGTAAGAAGCTTAACCAGCTCAGTGGTGTAAATTCGAAACGTCGAGTGATGTGGAGGCCGCAAGAAGGGGAAGAACACGTTGTTCGACTTGTCGCCTTCACAGATAATGATGGAAATCCTTTTAAGGAACGGTGGTTTTATTACAATATTGGAAATAACCCCGGTCTCTTGGCACCTTCCCAGTTTGGGAAACCGGATCCTATCAATGAGTTGATTCAGCGCTTGAAAGATGAGGGCACTAAGGAATCATATGAGATGGCGAAACGCCTCTACCCCAAGATGCGTGTATATGCTGCAGTAATTGTACGAGGAGAAGAAGATCAGGGAGTTCGTCTGTGGGCATTTGGAAAGACGGTTTACCAAAACCTCTTGAATGTAATGCTTGATCCAGATTATGGTGATATTACAGATGTTAGCGAAGGTCATGACGTAAAGGTCATTTGTACCAAGGCTCCAGGTCGTCAATGGGCAACTACGGAAGTCCGCCCTCGTCCAAAGGCAACTAAGGCAGGAAAAGCCGCTCAAGTCAAAGAATGGATTGATAACATTCCCGAGCTTGACGATATCTTTTCGCTTAAATCTTATGATGAGCTTGAAGGTATTATTAACGCCTGGTTGAATGGAGATGATTCCCCCAATGATTCTGTAGGAACAACCAAGGGTCGATCGGTACCCGAAGTTAAGCCTCAAGTTGCGGCAAAGAAGGAGACTCCTAAGTCTTCGGCTAAACCCGCTTCTTCCGATAAGACTTATGATGATTTAGATGATGCTTTCGCAGATTTGGAAGCTGATCTAGATTTCTAAGTTGAGCACGCCTTGTTCTCTAGAGCAGCCCTGTAAAAAGGGCTGCTTTTTTTATGTACAAGACAGAGAATATTGGTAATTTTCATCTAAATACCCAGGAGGAAATTTATGGCAAAAAAGAAAAAAAATGGCACAGAAGACTTTACTGCAGATCTTATTCAATCGTTGAATAAAGAGCACGGTAGTAGGGTTGCTTACAACTTAGCCTATGACGAAAGTCCTACACACGTAAGAAACTGGATCAGAACAGGGTCTAGACAATTAGATTATATCGTCGCCGGACACCCGAACGGAGGCTTACCAGAAGGAAGAATTGTCGAGATTTTTGGTCCACCTTCCATCGGGAAGTCGCACATTGCTATCCAGATCGCCAAGAGTACTCAGGAAGCAGGTGGTATTGTAGTTTATATAGATACAGAGAATGCAACATCCGTGGAGAATCTAGGGCTTCTTGGTGTTGATATTAGCAAACGATTTGTCTATGTTGATACCCATTGTACGGAAGAGGTTCTTTCCATTGCTGAAAAGACAATTTTGAAAGCAAAGCAACTTCAGAAAGATGTTCCTATCACAATTATCTGGGATTCTGTCGCAGCAACAAGTCCTAAGGACGAATTGTTGGGTGATTATGATAAACAAACCATTGGACTCAATGCGAGAGTAATATCTAAGGGAATGAGAAAAATAACCGGTGTCCTAGCGAATGAAAATGTACTATTCATATGCCTAAATCAAATACGAACAAAAATCGGAGTCATGTATGGAGATCCTACTACTACACCCGGCGGCAAGGCAATCCCTTTTCACTCATCTGTACGAATCAAGTTGGGTGCAGGCCAGCAAATCAAGGACAAAAAAGGGAGTATCGTCGGAATCAATGTTTCTGCAAAGACTATTAAGAATAAGGTAGCTCCCCCATTTAGAACGTGTAATTTCGAGATTAGGTTTGGAAAAGGCGTTTTTGAGGGAGAACAAACTTTCGATGTTCTAAGACGTTTCTGTAAAGAAAATGGCCCGGTCTCTAATGGCGAATATGCTGTTGAAATTTCCGGTACCGGCGCTTGGAAATCTATGGTAATTTGTAATGCTTCGACTGGAGAGTTGAAAGAAGAAAAGAAATTCTATAAGGCTGATTTTCAGGAGCTTTGGGACAATCCCGATTATTCCCCCTATGTCAACCTTGTTTTTAATGCTGCATACGCTGATATTATGGGAAGAGAGTCAAACATTAGTCTTGATCATGAGTCTTTTGAGGAAATTAGGCAAGTGGCAATGACTTTAGAGGAAGATATATGAAAACTTCTGGAATTTAAGTTATAATATTATTACACACACCCACATTTGGAGCCCTAATGCCTGGACCAATTATGCTAATTGATGCATACAACCTATTCGCGAGAAATTATATTGTTAATCCCACCATGTCCAAACATGGCCATTACGTAGGAGGAAGTGTAGGATTTGTTAGATCCATTGGCGTCTTAGCAGAAAAGTTTCAGCCATCTAAAATCATTGTTTGTTGGGAAGGTGGTGGCGCTCAACGTCGAAGAGATATATACCCGGAGTACAAAGCTGGAAGAAAGCCTATTCGACTTAACCGATCAAAGGTTTATGAAGATATTCCCGATACGAGAGAAAATTTTAATCATCAGGTGAAACTATCTACGCAACTTTTGGGATATCTTCCAGTCCATCAAATGTATGTTCCGGACTGTGAAGCTGACGACATCATCGGTTACGTTGCTCGTCATAGATTGGAAACAGAAGAGAATGCTATTATAATATCGATGGATCAAGACTTTCATCAGTTAATTGGGCCGAACGTTAAACAATATAGCCCAAGTTTGAAAAAAATTCTTGATGAAAATTATGTCCTCGAGAAGTTTGGGGTAACAGCG